TATGTCGGAGGATGACCAGCATCTCTTAGCACTTCAAACCCTTTAGAACTACCACGACAGCCTGGGGCATACATACTACCAGAATCATTAGGACATGCAACACTAACACATGGGACATAAGCCAAATCATCTATTGGACTTCGACTAAAACCAAGAAAATCTAAAAAAGCTATAATAGCATTTATTACAACAATAATAGTTGAATTTATTGCTAGTATTATGCCATTTAATATTGGTAAAAGTATTGAGTTCATAAGCCATATCAATAACGCTGTTATTTTAATGACTAAACATATTATAAAAAATATTGGGTTCAGCGTTGTATTAACTCTATTGTATGGAAAAGGTGTTTTATCACCAGCACAATCATCAACATCTTTTATAGCTGTCATGCTTCTATTACTAACAAAATCTCCCTTTTGATATCTAGCTATGAAATTAGAAACCGAATAAATTTTATTCCAATATAAATTTCTAAAACTACTATCCTTGGTGGTTTCATCAAAATTGTAATCAATTTCATTATATGTTTTTGGATTATTAGGGACCAAGTATTTTGCTCTTCTTCTAAGTCTACCTTCTGAACCATCCTCATCCATACCAATTCTAAATCTAACATTTGCTCTAGTTGGTATCCCTACATTAGAATCATTTGATGGGATTAACGAACCATCTTCAGCTGTAGTAACATAATCTAAATTCATAGGTATTTGATAAGCCCATGTTCCATCATCATCAATTAATTGACCTCCATCTACATCGAATGACTCTATTGTACCATCAAGTGTTTCACGAATCATTTCTATTGTACCTGTTGTAGTTATTTGTTCACATAAACTACCTAATGCTCTTCTTGGTCTACAATGTTTGTTAATACTATTTTTATCTTGGTCACCAAAAATACTACCCATAAAAATAGCAGCTGGTACCAAGTTATAATTTAAATCAAAATCAACTCTTGTAATCCCTATTTGACAATTATCAACATCACCCCAGAAAGGCGAAATTGTTACACCAACATTACCTGTTTTAACTTGTGGTAATTTATCTAAATTTGTACCATTTTTAAACTTTGTTGAACTATCAAATAAATTATTTGGCGCACCTTGTCTTATTAAGTCGTATGGTCTTTGAGATGCTTGACCTATATCTGAAATATCCGCATCAACATGAACAGTATAATTACCCAATGGTACACCAAATATCATAAAATCTCCAGCATGATTAGTTGTCGTTGTAAATTTATAATATTTGTTGTATATTCCAAGCATAGTCTCGTTGTCCAAGACTTCTCGTTTAGTTGGAAAGGTACCTATAGGTGTGAAACATTCATTATTTGTTTCTGGTTCTTTAGGTAATAAATTATATCTCACCCCATCATTGTTTCTATCGGTAATGATTTCATATGGGTATAAACCCTTTATTAGTGGGTTAGACTTATCAATATCATCAATAGGTATGAATATACTAACTTTAGCGTTTGGAACGCCAAAACCACTATTAATGATAACCCTACCAACAACAGCTCCGTAATCTGAACAAAAATTTCTATAAGCATCCTCTTGAGATAATCTTAACGATAGTATTTCAATAAAATCAAAATCTTGTTCTATATTAACCTTTAAATACTTGTCACTACCATTTGGTGTAGTATTAATTCTTATTGTATTAGACATCTCTATATTTTACTCATTTGTTATTTCTTGCACATCCAATAAAATAACATCATCTTCAGTTAATTTATCATATTCGATATCATCATCTTCTGGTTCATCTTTTTCTTGAAATTTCTTTCCTAAAAATGTTAATATTGGTTTGACATCTATATTTTTGTTTAAAACAAACATATTAAAAATATACCATATAATGGCTAAATTAATTAGCGGTAATAAAACCAACATAAACAAAAAAGCTAATATTTTTAATGAATATTTTATTATAGTCTCACTATTTGAAGAACGAGAAATTTGTTCTCCATTCTCATCAAGCATTTCATCAATGCTCTTATTTTTACAATTACAATCGCTCATATTATTTTTTACTTAAATATAATCTAACTCACCTATAAGGAAACCCTTATAAGCCTTAATTCTTAACCCTAACACGAATATCTATTTCAGGTAAACGGCACTCAAACATACTAATTGGGTCTCCAAAAATAGTATAATCACCAGAGATATCAATTTGTCTTGTTGTAGTATCAATATATGGTTGTGATATTTCGTTTACACTATATAACCCTTCACCGACTTTATTATAAACTCTAAGGTCGATAACATTAGTTACACCACCAACATTATTAATTGTTTCAATCAAAGGTGATAAATAAATGTTTTCACCCATTTGATACTTGCTAATATCAACGTGGTTTTGTACATTGGTAATGATTTGACTAATGATTTGTGACTGAGGTATTTTTTTATCAGCAAACACATCAATTTCAAAAGATAAATTAATAATTCTACCATTTCCTACTTCAACATAATCATTTAACATTCTATAGTCTGCTAGATAGGTCGATATGTTATCAATTAAAGTACTTGTTGATGTATTGGTCAATTTACCGCTGCTATCTAACCCTAATATGTAAACCTTAATCTTATTTTGTTCTTCAAAAACACCACTTCTAAAAGGAACACCAAACTCACCAGACATTAAACCAATTCTAGTCATATAATCTTTTATTGTTACAGCTCTATTTTGTGACGCAAAATTATATCTTACTAAGTTTCTAATTTCTTCTACACTTGGTTCGTCTCTTCCACCTAACGCTGGAAACGCATTATTTACCTTTAATGAATTTTTAACTGAATTATTCAAAGTTTGATTGGAACCATTCACTATCATATTTACAAGACCAATACTGGTTAATACATTTGTACCTACATTCGTATCAGACCCACCACCAACTCTATATTTAATAAACATAGTAGTATTTGAAGTAGGTGTTTCACCCAAAGACATATTATTTATGAAATCACCAATTTGATTTACTAAAGCTGTATTAGTACTAAAATTAGTTAAGCTACTAACATCTTGACTTCCGCTACCAAATGTTATTTTAGTGAAACCTAAATCAGTGTATTCACTGATAAATTTTTTTGTTGTAGTTATCCATTTTCCTGGACGAATACCAGCGTTATCGCTATTTTTAGTTGTATCTTCTATAAAGACTTCACTCTCTGCTAAAGCACTCATTTCATACCACATATTAGTTGGGTCCAAGAATTGGTCAAGTGTTGGGTCTTTGGTATAATTTGTGCCTTGTAACGATATAACAGAATTTATTGATAATACATTAGTATCTGGAAGTACTACCTCTAAAAATGGTACAACATCTGTACTTGTCATAACTCTTTTGAAAATCTTGGTAAATCCATTAATAACGATTTCTCTTTTTACAAGAGTATAATTAATTAAGATATTATTTGAATTGAAGTTGGGTATGATTATTCTATTTGGAATACCACCTATGGTAAACGGACTAGAAAAATCAATATCATTCATTGTTTCAAATATCTTACCAGCACCGCTGACTTGAGACCCCATCCTAATGATTGGACAATATGAAATATCAAATGTATCACCAAAAACAGGTACAGTTACTGAAAAATCCACTATTGTTATGCTTGGTCGTTTTCCTGGGACCTTTAAACCAAAAGTTCTTGCCATTGATAACACAGATTTTCTTTCTTGTGCGTAATCAATTTGGGTTTCTTGGAACATTCTATCAGTATTTAATGATAACATATCACCAACAGCTGCATTAAGCTCCAAAAGCATCATACCAACTGATGCATCGTTAAAATCGTTAAATATGTCAGGATAATATTGCCTAGCCATGTTTACTAAGTCAGTTCTTATATCTGCAAATGTTCTACTAGTGTATGATATACCGTTATTAGCCATAAATCGTATTTTTAATTATTAAATGTTTATTATTATAAAATCTGATGTTGTGAATACATCATCTGTTATTGTATAGTCTATTCTTACTACAGCAGCGTGTTCGCTTTCGATTGATTCTTCAACACTAACATTATTAACTTGTAAATTTGGTAAATATTTTTTTACAACTGTAGTTATTTCGTCTTTAATTTGACTAAGGGTAATACCATCTTCTGGTTGGAAGATAAAACGTAATAAATCAGTACCAAAGTCTGGTTTATAAAGTCTTTGCTTTTTTCTAGTCAAAATTAAATGCATAAGGTCGGCTTTTATAGCTTCAGCATCTGTTGTTGTCAGGTCAATAAAAAACCCTTTGGGACTATTATTGAAAGGATAGTTTATATTAATGTATTTTCCGTTTGCCATGTTAGTTTTTAGATAAATATAATAACGAACTATTTTTTTAAGTAAACCTTCAAATAAAAAAGGACCCATATGGGTCCTTATTAAATAAAAAAAGGGTCTAGTTAGACCCTTTTAATATGATATTTTAAATATATGTTATCTCACAAGTTCCATCTGGGCCACTACAAGCTACCCCACCCATTTCATTCACATTTGTGTAACTAGGTTTTAAATTAACTGTATTGAAATCAATATTTTTAAATTCTCTGTTAATCGTTTTCCATTTATGGAATAAATGAACATCTTTTAAACATGAAATAGTTACATTTATATTGTTCTTATGGAAGTTTTTACTGAATTTCTTAATTCTTCTTACAATATCTTTTTTAATCAAGACAGCAAATCTATCACCATTTAAAGGAAACTCTTTATTTTTAACAGCCTCACACGCATCCCATAAATCATCATCAAAAGCATGTAAAGCATCAATTATCAAACCAGATGCAAAAATAACGCTATCACCATATTCAGTTACTAACTCATCAAAACTCAAAACCTTTGTAAATGGAGCTTGTTTAAATACCTTATCACCAGTTGCTGGTAACATTGAGAGACCACAGAAAGATTCTTTATTATCATATATAAAATCAAATACTGTATCCCAATTTTCAATAGTTATAGTGTTTGACACGTTGTGTGTAACTCGTTTAGAATAACCTCTATCTAGATTAGTTCCTGGTAATATCCAATTTTGATAAACGGTTTTAATATGCTCACAGAATTCAATATCTGAAATTTCATCCTTGGTGATTGAATCTTCTTTTTCTTCAATCGGAATAAATACAGCCCAATCTTTACCATTCGCATTCCACACAGAATTTTCTAACAATACTGGGTTATTTTCTTCAAGAATTTTCGCCATTTCAGTACCCTTATTCATTTGCATGATTCTAAAGTATTTTTTAGAATGCGCTGGATGAATACCAGAAGATGTTTTTAATAATACACTAGCATTCCCAGATGGTTTAATTGCCGTTGTTCTAGCAGCAGGGTTAATACCAATGATATTAGCTATTTCTTCATTTATTGCTTTAACAATTTCAGCACCTTTTCTAAGTATTTCTGGATTCAATAATATTTTTGGATTATCCATGATACCTGTAATCGAAACACCAATTAACGCTTCATGTCTTATCAATTCTTCAGTATCTTGACCTAAAAATGGCATATGTGTATATGATGCTTGAAGGGTCCCGATTATTGAAGCTGCTTCACATGCTTCATAAAACTTTTTCTCAGTATTACACTCACCACCATTAATCTCAGTTAAATTACAGAAAGAAATACATGATTTACCAGTTCTTGGATTTACAGGAATAAAACCAATTTCAAAACATGGATTTGTTGTAAAATCAATGTCTTTAACTATTGCTACGCCTGGCTCTCCAAATTCTTTAATAGATGTTTTTAGGTTGTCAAATTCTTCTTTTGTGAAATCACCCAAAACTAATTTAACCGTGTTATTTGCTCTTGCTAAGTGTGGTTTTTTGTAAAACCAATCACCAGTTTTACATGTCAACATTAACATATCATCTTTATCAAAAAGACAAATCAAAGCACTTCTACGAACACCAGCACTTAATACTGCATCAGACGAAATACAAATAATTTCATGGCAATCTAAAGAAGTTAATTTATCACTACCTTTATTAACCTTATCTTGCAATAATTTTTCAATCAATTCAAGACTTTTCTTAAGTGGCTCATATCCAGGAGCTTTAAAACCACCAGAAATAAAAGCACCTTCTTCTCTTACATTACTACCATCGAATCTTACTTGTTCTGTACCATTAAAAAATGACATCATTAACATATCAAGTGCAATAGCCCAACCTTCTATTGAATCTTCAACAACATGTGTTATTGTTTCATTTTGTCTAGCTTTTAAGCTTGGTAATTTATTGATAAAACGTTGTTCTACAGAATAACCCATACCACAACCACAAAGTAATACATATAATACCTCTCTGAATACTTCAGGTCTATCAATGTATGTTGATGCACAATTGAATAACCTTGCATTGTGTTTTGTTATTTGTGCTTCACGATACTGAAGACTTCTTTGTGATGCCAACACCCTAGAATCTTGATACAACATAGTTGCTCTATCTAAATACGGTCTTAAAAGTTCATTATCTTTGAACTTATTATAGTGTAGCGACATCACATCATTAACAGACTCTTCCCAAGTCTCTTTGCGCTCAATTGATTCAATATACTTACTATACGAATCATAGAATTTTAAATTTTTTAGTAATTCTTTTCCTTTACTCATTGTTATTTTTGTTTAATTAATTATTTGATTTGCTTCTGCTGAAACTACATTTCCAGTCAGAAGTTCTTTTCTAGTTTTTAAAGCATTCATAGCATCAATTACCCTAGCTTGGTCTGATGCTTTGGTATCCATTTTAAACTCACTTTGAGTTCTACCACCCTTACTGAAACCCATATCAATTTGTATCTTAGCGTTATCAAATGTGATATCTTCGAAGATAATACCATCCTTACCGAAACGTGATTTAAGAATAGCCATAGTTGCCGTACCATTTTCTTTTTGGTCTAGGTTCTTAGCAATTGAAACTATGAAGTGACCTATTTGACCTTTTTTAATTGACCCACCCATTTGGTCTGCTTCAACTACATTAGCCTTGATGGAGCTTCTATTACCTTGAACAGCTGTCCAACCTGCCATATCAAATTCAGATAACATGGTTTCGAATTGTCTCATGATAGCACCTTCACCAACATTCACATCATCGTAATGTTTAGAAGGTAAAATACAATCAATATAGTCTAATAAAACGATATCAGGTTTGAAACCTTCAGCTATTTGTCTTCTAATATATGTACGTATCATCGGTATTGTAGTTTCACCACTACTAAACTTCTTCAACTTCAACTTACCTTTACCAAGCATCTTCTCTTCACAAATCGCCATTACTTCAGCCTCGTGAGCAGATAAATCGTTTAACTCTATATTCGACCAACAAGCTAAGTGTTTTCTTTGAATAATCTTAGATGTATCTTCAAAAAATATTTGAAGAACATTTAAACCATCATTCATAGCAGTATTAGCTATCTTTGTTATCATAGTTGTTTTACCAACACCAAACGGAGCTAATATAACAGCTAATTCACCCTTAGATAACCCACCATTCATATAGTCATCTAAACCATTAATACCAGTACGTATTGGTTTTCTAAAATCTTCAGCCAATACATCCTTAATATTAGTGAAAACATCTGAACCATCATCCTTAGTATCACCGTGTGATAAAGCTTTCTTTAAAATTGCTTCACACTCTTCATAGTTATCACCATTGTCGATAATCTTAGTGATTTCTTTAATTGATTTTTTTAATTCTTGTTGTTTACAGAATCGCATTGCGATATCTTGTACCTTAAAAGAGTCATATAGACTAGCTTCTTTTACTTTTTCTAATTGTTTGATTACAAACTTACGTTGAATATCATCCTTAACATCATCCAATAATCGAAATTCAATACTACCCATATCTGGAATAATATCGTCTTTTAATTTAGCATCTTTTATAACAGCTGCTATTACTCTGAAATATGGGTCATGAAAATAATTTGGGTCAACTATATCAATTATCGAATTTGCAAACTTAGAATCAGTTAATATCTGAGCAATAAATCTTGCTTGGTAATCAAAACCTATATACTCCAAATTATCTCTATTTATTTTTGCCATTGATTTTTTATTTTTAAAAACTTGTTATTATAAATATACAAAAATGGTAGCTAAAGCTACCATTTGTATAATTATTTTCTACTTAATTGTTCTCTAATTTCATTTATGATATTAGGTATAATCTCCTTAATATCAACAGCATAGCGAACTTTTGGTGGGAATGCGTTTCCAGAAAAGATTGACTGTGAGACAGTTCGTTTATCTATTCTGATTTCGAATTGAAAGTTATCAATTCTGTCTGAATTACTCTTATTATTCGTCTCTGAGTTAGAGAAATAAGGGTTGTAGTTAGACCATAAATAATCTACTGATTTTTCTTTCAAAAATCTTGGAATGATACCTAAAGAACCAAATTGTCCGTTATTCATACCACAAATATTATCCATCAAATCTTTCATTTCATAAAGACCGATTATTTGGTCATCATCGAAATCACGAATATTGAAGTAACGTTGGCAGATGATGTGATTGTTAATTCGTAATACGAATTCAAATCTTTGTTCTTCGATTTTTTTAGGGTCAAATGTGTTTTTTGTTATTGTTGTCATTGTGTTGTTGTTTAATATTAAAATTTATTTTCTCTTTCTATTAATTTTTTGAATGGAATTAAAAACTCCGAAAACCTATGTTCGCCTAACGCCATATCTAATCCATCTCGCTTCATCATGCCGAATACATTTTTCAATTCTCTACCAGCGTTATTTAGACTACCCTCAATTAGGCTTTCTAAGTCTCTTATGCCGTCTTCAGTCATCATAGGGTTACTTAGGTTGACTAATACTTCATTGATTTCGTATAGCTTCTCTTTCTGCACACCATCGGTTACACAGTTAATGATGTTATCAAACACTTTTAATCTGGGTTTTTTCTGCGATAACCTTTCTTCTTGTTTAACTTTAGCCAAGTCGATTATTTCATTTATCGTAACAGGTCTTTCTTTTAATATTGGGAAGTTTGTAACCAAAGTTGATTCTCCTAAACCTTTTATACCTTTAATCGTATCACTAGTATCACCTAACATAGTTTTCATTAAAACTGAATTGCTCTGGTGAAAACAAAAATACGAAGAATAATTGGATAAATCAACATATTCTTTTAAGTCTAAGAAATATATTCTAATATCATCAGACATCAACTGTAAAAAATCTCTATCAGATGATGCAATGGTTATTTTCTCATTGTTTTTTTTAGATAGACAATAGTAAGCAATAAAATCATCACTTTCTATCACTTCGTGTTTTAATTGTCTAATAAACATTTCATTTAGGTAATCCCAAATGATTCTTCTTTGTAGAAGTTCTGATTCATCTATAGGTTGGGTACCATTGATGTAATCTTTTCCACGACTGCTCTTATACGGCTCGTAAATATTATAACGTAATTTACCACTAAAATTACCATCCCAGAATACGTATACTCTGTGATATAAATCGTCAGTTAATAACTTACGTAGTATTGTGAAGAACGATAGAACTCCACCGATATGAATACCTTCAGAGTTATATTGATTCTTCGCCCCAAAATACCCGTTTTTAAATAATGCGTTTCCGTCAATTAATAAGGTATTCTGAGGGTCTTCTTTTTTTTCACCATTTCTTGGTGGTCGTTTGTTCATATGAACATTTTTATAGGGTTAATACTAGTTACTCTTTTTCATACGCATCAGTACCAAAATCTTCTTCTTTTACTTCAAATTCAGAATAGTTGGTTCCTAACTTAGCATTGATGAAATCTTTGTTGTCTTTAACATATGAGTTTTTCTCATCTGGATTTAAAAATCCATGTGGTGTAGAACAAATACTACCCATCTTCTCAATCCCGTTAACGTGGTTCTTAACACATTCAATATCAGTTCTAACACCAAAGTTAAAGCTTTTACCACCGTTTACAGCGTCTAATTTCTTAGCTGATGATGTTGACTTACCACCCATGTGGAAAATCATTCTAACACCATATTTAAACCCTTCACCACCATTATGCATGATTGTTGGTTGTCCTACAGCGTTTGGTCTTAACCAAATTTTTTGAACAGTAACAAATGTATTGATGTAAGGTGACGATTCTCTTCTTGATGCAGGTATTCTGAAATTAAGAATAGATTCAAATTCTCTTTTCAAAGCACCAGCAGTCCATTGATTATTATTGGTGTTTGAAACAGCTCCTTGGTAACAACCTATAGAACCAATTGAATCCCACAAGAAAGTAATATTATGTGGAAAGTCACCTTTTGCTTGTTTATCTAAAATTTCATTAATCAAACGAGCAACATCTTCAACAACTGGAATAAACCTTTGTGGTTCAGTTTTCATTTTTGAATCTTTATAATCATAATTTTGATACAAAGACAATAAATCTTGCCCACCAAAATACATGAAATCATTACCATCATAATCTAACACTTCACCAGTTTCTTCATCTACAACTTCTTTAAACTTGAAACCTACTAACTTAGCGTGTTCCCAGTTAAAACTACCTTCTGTGTCTATGATAATACAATAATCACCTAATTTTTGAGCACCTGCTAATGATTCATAGATACCTGTTGATTTACCAACATCTGAGAATCCTCTAAACTGTGTTGTATATCCTCGTGGAACACCTGGGACACCTACTGCATCATGAAAGGCTTTTTTAAACGGTATCCAAGATAACTCTTTTTCTTTTACTATCTGAGAACCTAAACCTAGGTCTTTTTTAAAGGCTTTGTTATCAAATGGTTTTTTTTCTATAGGGTTATCACTCCCATTTTTGGTTGGTTTTTTAGCCATAATTAAATTAATTTCTACTTTTCGTTATTTTTAGAGCCAAAAAAAGGCGATTTCTCACCTATTTTTGCTTTTTAGATTCGCATTAATTAAAATGGAAGGTCATCCGATTCTTCATCATTTGAAACTGGTGTTTCAACTTCAGCTGCTGCCTTAAGACTAGTCTTAACGTTTTCAACACCCATAGTTAATTCATCATCTAATTTTGCAGTTGCATCATCAGTTTTCAAATTAGCTTTGTCAACGAAACATTTGTTTTCTTTATCCCAAGCTGGGACACCACCCTTAACAATGATTTCTAAGTAATCATATGTTCTTACTGAATAAACATCTTCCCATGTTCTGGTGTCAGATAACCATTCAGTTACTTGTGCTTCGTCTTCCGATAAAGGTGAAGCATCTAATGATACAACAGCTGAAACAACAGGTACATTATTTTGGTTTCTGTTAATCGTCATTGCTAAATCACGGCCAGTTTTAGAATTCGTAACATCTCTGTTAGTTTTCAATGCTGATAACACACCATGAATTTTATCGAAGATACCCTCTTTACGGTAATCATGATTAAATCTCCAAAATTTAACACCGTCTTCTGGATGTTCTCTGTCAATAACCTTAACAACGTACATCAATCTAGCATTATATTTTTTAGCTAATTCTTTTTCAGCATCTTTACCTGTTGCTAATAAAGCTTCACGTGCTTCACAGAAAGGACAAGCTTCACCTTTTTCATGTTTTAAACATGCAAATGTTTTCCACTCACCATCAACTTGAATCTTGTGACCGTACATTTCAACAAATGGACTTGTACCATCATGTGTAGGTAAAATTCTAATTTCTTTTGTTGCGGTTTTTACACCTTCTTTAATAAAAGTATTAAAGTAATTCTTAAGGTCGTAAACCTTTTCTTTTGATTTTTCGTACTTAGGCTTGTTGTTGCTTTCGTACTGTTCTAGCATTGACGCTAACGCATTTTTTTCTTCACTCATTTTGTTTTTCGTATTTAAATTTATATATTATTTTTCTTCTTTTAATTGTTACAAATATACCAAATTATTTGCAAAAGTCAAGCAATATTATTAATATAAAGATGAAATTGAATAAGTTTTTTTATTATTCAATTTGTACAAAGATACGATTGTTTTTCGGATGTTGCAAGTATTGTTTTAAAAAAAGTATAACGCATAAAAAAACCCCTAAATTTAGGGGTTTAGTTTTTTATATATTTTCTTCTTCATATCCATTAACATCTTCCTCATCATAAGGATTCTGATTAACATTAAATGAACGTTTAACATCTGTTTCTACATAACCATCATCAACATCTCTTTGTTTTAAAACATATTGTTCAGGTTTCTTATTAGCCATCACATCATAAGAACCTTCTTTGTCGGCCCAATAATCAGTTAATTTTTGATTGAATGGATAAGAATCCAAAGACCTCATTTCTAGTTTTTCAACAGGTGTTGGATTACGTTTTATCATTTCTTTCTCTAAATCGTCAATCTTATGTGATATAACACTCATACTAGCTACACGTGCTTCTAAATCACCTAACTTTTGCAACAATATTTGACTATTTTTACTTGCTGTATCAGCAGCATCTTTAGCTTCTTCAGAACCTTTAACTAATGTTGTTACATCTACTTCAACTTCATCTGGATTAGGTTCTTCTATAGGTGCTGGAGCTGGTTCGGCTACTGGTGGTTCAGGTGCTGGAGCTGGAGCTGGTGCAGCGTTAGGGTCTTCTGTAGGTGCTTGTTCTGGTGATTCACCAGAAGGTGCATCAACACCTAATTCAGCAGCAACATTATCAGCTTCATCGCCAATACCATCTGTTGGTTCTAAATCACTAGGTGCGTCTTCTTCTTCAATTTCATTATATTCAGGACCTTCTTTCTTTTCTTGATAGAAATCATACTCAGATAACAATCTAAATTTTTGAAGTTCTTCATTTAATAAATTAGCATCAAATTTTTTTCTTTTCATTAGATTAATAATTGTCTTCCGTCTTCTGTTATTATTTTTTTGTTAATACGTTCTACAAGGCTTTTATCACCCTTAATAACGCAAACACCAGAACTACAATCCATTTCAGAATCTTGACTATTTTCTATCATAGAATCTAACACCTTATTTAAAGCATCAGCGTCTTTTACATTTTTTTTATTTTCCATAACTTAATTTATTTGATATTGTTATATCAAATAAATATCATGAAACTATTAAAAAACCCTTTCTATATTGAAAACACCCAGCACTTTATCATTAATAATGATAATTTTATTCTTAAAATCATCCCATTTGATTTTAACAGTTTTATAGTCGATATTAGTTTGATTCCCCCCAGACTCTTGGTCAATTAATCTATTAAGTGCATTTATTGTATAAAATGTTGTACCTTTTTTGTGTATAGGAACAGCACTAGGAAATAAATTCTTTAAATTAACACGCTGACCACTTGGAATAGTGAATTTGAATGTGATGATTAATTTAGAATCATCATCTAAATTTTTATAACAAAAAACATCTGATTTATTTATACTAAATTTGGTGTATAGATAATCAAGAAACCAATCAAGTCTCTCTGGGAATATGAATGAAGCTAATAGTATTGTTTTTTCCATTTCTAAGGGCATATAGAAAGGGTAAATACCTTATTTTATTATTTACCGCTAATAGATTTTTCCTATATTCCATAAGTATGTTAACATCATCCAAAAAGACGCTACTAATCCTTAAAATTACGGACTTTATTTTATCCGATGATATACCCATATAGTTTAGTAAATGTAAGTCTATACCAAAAATACTGTCTTCACTATAGATATACACCATATTACCGTTTAAATAGCTAATTGGTTCCTTTAATGAAAATATCTTTTTTATGATTTTAATTAGAGTTTTTTTCTTATATTGAATAGGGTCAACAAACACATAGTAAATCTTATCTGTCATATCCCTATAAACCTTACTAACAAACCAACTAACATCTTCTTCGAACCTATCTCGTTTCTCAGTTCGTTTAAACGTCCAATAATAGCCATCACCAAGCGAAATATTTGTTATATCAAAATCAGGATAGTTTTTATTAACATACTCATACCCTACAATTAACGTAGGTAAACCTACAATAATATCATCCACGGATGAAACTAAATTAAAGTCTTCAGGTAGGTCAATTTTACCAGTAGCTACAACATTGCCAATTTTCATCTAGCAAATATACCAAAAAAATATCTAATTTGCAACGTTTTTAAGCTATTTGGTCGTTTACAACCCAATTTGGTATGTTTTCAAGTATCTCAAACACTCTATTGGTAAATAACTTAGCATATTTATCATTACCACCTATACGCTTCCCGTAAGCGTATAATAAGTCTAAAAAACTATTTGAATCATTTACTGTATACAAATTCCTTAGTATTTTGTTAGACCCATGGGTCCTAAACACTAAAACATTTATAGATGGGTCAGCGAATAGAATATCCAATTCAATATTAGTTATTTTTGTAGCTATGGTTTCCAAATCATCAAGTCCCCAATTATCAATAATTTTTAATGACTTTTGTCCGATACTTGTTTTTATCTCAGTTTTGTTTTGGATTATAAAACCAATAAAATTTTTATAATTTTCACGACCAGTCAATTGTATCAAACCTCTTCCACGAAACTTATAAAAGTCACACTCACCTATTAAACCTAATTCAGAATAACCATCGCTACCAACATATTTTCCTCTTGGTTCATTAGATGGATACGTATATCCCTTCCATTTCTCATCACCCATATTCTTTGGTTTATACATACTAAGCCTTGCTGGGACATTTAGAAACACTGGATTGTGAAATAACTCAAATGCTGATATGTTTCCCAAACTTGTACCATATTTAGAAGTCGTATTACTACAATTATAACTCCCTTTAACCCCTGATTTGTAATTATACATGTATTCTGCATCACCAAACTCAGTAATTGACCTAAATTGACCACCTGTTTCATTTATCATGATTGAAACCATAGCCAAAAATTGATAAATATTAATATCATCATTACCTGTAATCAATTTAATGTTTGTTTGGGTAAAAATGTTTGATAGTTGATTGTTGGTGTCAACACCACAACGAATATTTATTGACTCACCATTAGTCGCAACACTCCAACTACCTCTTTTGGCGTTATTATCGTTAAAAAATATTGGAAAACTCTTACTTGTTTGAGCAATCCAAAAGTCATTGTTTATATTATTTGCCATATTGTGTGTATTTAACTGCTGTGTAATTATTAAAATTCGAAACATTAATCTTGTTTTTTAATTCATCAATATTTTTTGAATTAGGTACAACATTTCCACCACTATTTGTATCTCCGAAAGTAGCTTTAGAAGACGATTTCTTAATGTTTGAATTGTCAATACCATCTAATAACGACATATATAAATCCCCAGATGTGAATATTTGTGTTTCTGGTTTTCTTAATCTAACACCAGTAAAATGCGTTGACATGTGATTAGGTTTAACACTGTGTTTAACTCGTGTTATCATATAAGCACCATGGAATAACGGGATATTATTCAATTGGAAGTACATCATAGGTTGAATCATGGCATTACCAAGCATTTCTATTTCAACCTTATAGCTTCTAACAGCATATACGTTATATATGTTTTGTCCAGCTAATGTTCGATTTGTTTCAGAACCTTTTTTAGAAATATCATCAGTAATTTGTAATGATTCAGCTGTTTCACCAAATTCACTCTGGTCTAATGTGATATCTTTAAAAATATTTTGATTTTGTTGTCCGAAGGCTACATTAAAGAATGTAACAGCGTCTTCACCTGGTTGTGAGGCTTCGTTAAAATCTTTAGGTAACCCAACTAATGCTCCATTTTGACATCTGACATCAAACCCATCGTTACTATAGTTAGAATCCCCAATGTCTAAATCTTTTGATTTTTGTCCAAGGTAAACACAAACAAATGTTGGTCCACATAAACTATCTGTTACTGTTTCAGCTTCGTGGTGTGATAAAGGCTCAAACACTGAAGCAACTAAATCAGGGTTTTTATAATCAATAAATGAAGGTAGCGGAACAAAATCAAAATTATTCGATGATAATAGGTTCGTAACGCAGTCATAAAAGCTACTATTAGGGTTATTACGTAAATAATCTGCCACTGGAATAGGATTTATAGCTAATGTATCACCAATATCTTTAAACGACCTTGTAACGAATCTAAAGCTGTCAATTAACTTAGGAGATTTAAATCCACGTTTATTAGCTAATTCTAAATCTGAAGCATTTCTACTACCACACTGAAATATTACATTATCACCATCTGTTGACCCACCAATCCATTTATCATAAATGTTTTTACAAGTTCTATATAACATTAACTTAATAATATTTTCATCTGAAGTACCAAATAACGCTTGTTCTTGTTGTTTCTTTTTACTTTCAGCAGACATAGCATCTTTGTTATTATTTATCTTGCTACTAATAGTATCGAAATATAATTTTAAGTCATCTTTTTTAACAAGAATAGGTTCACGAACGTTTTGATTAGTTGAATTATTTCCTTGCCATATTTTATACGTTGTATTTACAATAAAAACTTCTTTTGTAAATAAATCCATAAGAGTTTTAACCGCTTGGGTGTCATCTTTATTTTCCAATAAAAAATTATAATTGAAATCACTAGTTACACTAAATTTTTCTGTTGTATCACCATAGATTCTAGTTATAATAGCATAATTATCTATGTTATTATAGGTATTTTTAATATTGTCTACATTTAAATGGTATACACCCTTATCACCATATAAATTAGCTTTGTCATTCATGAAAGCATCCCAAGTTGTTTTCCAATCATTTGTTGTATTATCAAAAAGCTCAAATTGTGTTTTAACATTCATCCAATCTGATTTATTTGTTGTTGACCCCACAAATTCAAAAAATATTCGTTTGAATTCTTTTTTTACTTGTATAGGTAAACTTAATAAAAGATTATCTAATGGTTTATATTCAAATGAATTGGTATCGTTTCTAAAAATCATTGATGAGTTTGGTGAGTCATAGTCAACTTGACTTTGTGCTGAACCAAATGGTGAACTAGTTAAATATTGTTTTCTATTTGGATAAGAAGTTGTTGATGTGTCATCATTAAATGTTGGAATGAACGACTCATTTGTAATTGAGTTGTAAAAAACAATTGGGTCGAACATACCAGACCCACCATCTATTTGTATTCCTGATTGTTCGTCAAATATTGATTCAGTTTCATCTGCTCTCCATAATAAACCACCAATAAAAGCAGCCCATATCTTAGGTGTTGAAACCATACCACCACGTTGTCCAAATGTATTTATGATTTCGTTTTTATCAAAAATTGTATTGTTATTTATACCAAACAAAAACATTCGATATTCTCTATCTGTTATTAAACCAGTCCATGGAAAACTATGCAAGAACAATAAAGCTTTTGCATGATTTGTTTTTTGTTCGTTATATAATCTACTACCAAATAAACTTACTGCTGCTAATTCATTATTAGTACTTCCACCTCCATTAAACGCATTACCATATTTAACATTAAAGTTAATGTATGGATATGTAATATCTTGGTTGGCTCCAAGATATTTACTTGCTAACATTCTATTTTTTCCAAACTCTTTATGTAATATTTTACTATTATCTTTATTTGGCGTGTAATCAACTGTTTCCAAGTATTCGAATATATTTTTAGCAGCTAAAGTAGTAGGACCTGTTATATCAAATTTACTAGTAGTTGGTGTCTTACCATCTAAACCAGATACACGTCTTTTTAACCCAAGACCATTTGATTTATTATAAGTAAAATCACCGAAGTTACCGTCAGAATAAAACATATACATATATGGTTGAGTACCTAAATCACCACCAAAATTAATTGATGAAAACTCTTGTGTACCATACAATCCACCAAATGGGTTAAATCCTACACCTTCTGAATTAAAATTAGTTACATCACCAACTTTAATTTTTTCAAAATCAATTGTTATATCACTAATTGATGGTTTATTGTTCAAAGGATACGCAGTTACACCTTTATAAGTTTCACTATCAATTATTTTTATATATACACCTCCATCTTCTGGTTTATTAAGACTAACACCAACATTATTTATAGGTTGTGTTGTTGTATAATTGGTTAAGAACAATTCTCCGTCAGTTGCGGATTCATTTAATAAGTCTACACTCCATTCTCCTGTAAAACCAGAATTAATAGGTAATACATCTACAACATCATTTTTGAAGATATAATTGTACTCATATGTCGTACCCTTATCCTTTATTATTGGTAAGCTTTCATTATTTATATTCCCATCAGCTTTTAAATAATCATCGGTTACTAACTGTGTTAAAGATTGCAATATTAAACTATCTTTTATGTCTACTAATAAAGCGTCAGCTTCAAAATTAGCCATAGACTTAATTTCATCTGGTGTAAGGGTTTTATTTGTTTGACCTAAAAATGTAATAGCTCTTAACATTGTTAATGTTAGTATTTCATTTCTATTACTACCAGATATTCTTTTATATGGAAATAAATTAGTGAATAATCTTGTATCCAAAGGATTTATTGGCATCCAATTTTGAGTTAATTCTTGAATCAATAATTCAGCGTTTTCTGCTTCAACTCCTTGAGTTAAGAATGCTTTTAATAAATCATCAATAAATCTTAATTCAGCAACATTTGTTGGGTTAATGCTTGGTGCTTTACCTAAATATGTTTCAACCAATGAATCATCTTTTTCTTCTCTATAATCTGGCCATGGATAAAATTTTGGTGGTAATGTGTTGTTACCAATAGTAATGTTTGAATCACTACTCTTAATATCATAAGTGTCCACATTTTTAAAAATACGTTTTAACTCATCATTACGTTTGTTATCGCTACTATCAGCTTCTTGTGAAACCTTGAATAATACGAACATGAAAACTTCTACAGCTGTTGTAAATACATTAATTATATTCCTAATTGTTGGGTCAAACCCAAGACTTTCTTTCAGGTTTTCTCTAAGTGTTTGTGATAAATCCTTTTTTAATTTTTCACTCTGAACCTTAATATCGGTTTTCTTTTTTTCAATTAAATCATACTTTGATTTATTGTCATAAACATCAAATTTTTGTTTCTTACTAAGTGTATAATTATTAGCCTCTAAATAATCTAATATTCTTTTACGTAATGTTTCAACATCACTATCTGATGAATTACCGCTTTTTAGTTTTGTGTATAAAACATCGTCAAAATTCTCTAATTCTGATATCGTTAAACCTTTATAATAATTTATGTTGGTTAGACCAGTAAACACAGTGCCATCTAGCTTAAAATTAGATTCAACGTTACTATTATATAGTGAAATCGAATCGTTCATCTTAGTTTGGTAATTAGTAATATTGTTTGAAATATTAAGATTATTAGCTGTATCAACAATAAACATGTTATAAGTTTCTAACCCTTTATTAATATCAATATCTTGACCTAAAAATAGTATAATATTTTGGATATTGGTTAAATTATTTATTGATTCATCACCCTTACTCAATTGTATTGAATTTGGGTCAGTTGCCAACAATTTAGGTACGTTGGTATTAATCTCAGAAATTGATTTGTATAATTGATTTAGTGTTATAACACCAGCAAAGTCTTTTTCATATTTATCTTTACCTAATTTAGTGTATTCAATCGCTTTTAAATAACCCAATAACATATCTGATAACATAGCGTAGTTATACCCAACAAAACTAGCTATGATTTCAAAATTACCTGTTTGTGAATTGAACTTTGAGGTAAATTTAGTCATGTGTAAACAATATTTCACTGGTTGACCGTAATACCCTTTAACTGTTAATTCATATAATGGATAAGGTAGTTGAAAAAACACAGAATATTTATTTTTATCATTGGCTGTGTTTTCTTCATTTTGGAAAATAGCACTTCCTCTAACATCTATGAAACTAATTGTTATCATTGGTGCATAAGAAGAATTAAAATCAATATCAATTCCTGTGATACCTAAAGCTTCATTGTTGTTATCATCAAAATTTGTTGTTAAATCAGTATATTTAGTTGTTAAAACTTTTTTACCACCAACAATAGAACCTTCAATAAAATTAACTCTAACCTCACCAGAACTATCACCTGTACTCTTACCTTCTTTATTTGTCGTAAGTAGTGTTCTAGCTTTTTTAATCGTACTTAATTCAACTGAAATATTTAAATCTTCAATAGGTACTGAAATATTTGAAGCAGAACTTTGTCCATCAAAGGCGTTAGGGTCTATTAATGTTGTTTTATAAGCACTACAACTTGTTTTATTCGCCATATAATGTTTTATGATTTGTTATGTCTATTATATATCTTTGGATAGCACTTTCGTATGGAAATGGTACCCTTAATGGTGTCATATCAGGTATATTAAATTCTAATCCACCCAGATGAGGGTTAGCTAACATAATTAACCAACCACTATATGGGTTATTATAGTACGTATCACTGATAATGTCAAGTCTACTAACACCTTTCTTATATATAGCAGTTTTATCAGTAGAGGTTGGTGGGATGGTTATGCCTGGCACAGGTTTCATTGAACCATTGGTTCTGAAACTTTTATATCTATCAAAATAAGCACTCATTGTTTTATTATTTATGTTTTTAGTTATTTTTAGAAGGTTACAGGTATTGTAAAGCTTCTTAAATTTACAATATCAATCTTAAGTTGATATGTAGCTGGGGTGTTAGCATTAAAAACAAAATCTTTACCTAATGATACCTCTGGAGATAACAATAAATTTTGATTATTTGGTTCAATATTACCACCTGTTAATGGATTTGGTGTACACGCATTGTCATATAATGTAACCTTAACATCATACGAATTTGTAAAACCAGTTTCAGTTGTTAAAGTTATATTGATTAATCCATTAGCTTGTTTAACGTTATTTGTAGTAGTACGTATTATTGATGTGTTTGCAACAACATTAACGTTTAAATTTGAATCATCAATTACTACAGATGGTTCTGAACCGCTTTGTTGCGGTGAATTAGCATTAGTAGTTGATTCAGCATCCTTAATTTGGTCAACAGTATTGTTATTAAGATTGATAGTCGTTATATCAGTCCAAGTAAACGCACTATTATCTACAAGTGATGTCTCACCGTTGATTAATTTCCAAGGTTTAGTATTAGGGTTTGCTTCTGATTTAATTATATAATCTGCTCTTGGGTCATAAACATGAGAATTAGCATAATAATTAAATGATAACGCATTTTGTAATTTATTGATTGGACCCATAAGTGTTGAACCACCTATAAATTTAAATGATAAATTTACATTTGCTATCATAGGTTGAACACCAATACCCTCTGGATTTAAATCCCAAACTAATGGTTCATAATCAATCGTCATATTATCTATGATGATTTTTGTATTATAAAAATCACCAATTCTAAGTATACATACTGGTGCTCTTCCAAATGCCAAATTATTAGCGTTCTTATTCTCTAAGGTTGGTCCTTGTCTAGTACACTGTTGTAAAAATGTTAATCTACTGTTTAACCCTTCTGGAGTTGTTGAGTGGAAAGCTGGATGAAAATATTTAATCTTCTCTCTAAACGAATCAAATACAAATTTATCTTTATCAGTTAATTGTTCAAAATAAGTTCCTTCATTATAAAGTTTATTTACCAATCTAGAATTTATTTGTTGTCTTTGGTTTTTAGCCATTGGTTTAGGTTGAATTAACTCTTTTTGAGCTAACTTAGGGTCATAAACAAATGATACTTCAGTACGTCTATCTACCTTACAAAAATAGTTATCTGCATTAGGTGAATTTGGTTGTGGTTTTGGACACTTGGTCTCACCATATGTTATCGGATGGTTTGGTAAACCTTTTATTCTTTCGTCTTTATATGATTGAGATTTTCCTGGATAAAGGTTTGCCTTAAAATATTCTATAACTGTTGCAGTTCTCCCATTAGCTAACTTATCATTAGCTTCGACAGTCCCATGTGGACTCGCATATGATTTAACATAAACAATACAATGTGGGCATTTTTCATCTAAATAAGTTGCAAGCGATGTAATATAATTTGTATCAGTAAAGCCAGTAAAATATGAATCACCAACTCTAAGAATTTTTTTCCAACCATTCAACCCATTATTTGTATTATCAGGCCAAGCACTATTACTTGTAACACCTCCAACATATGGTCCTATACCGAAACCAACACCATATGTGTTTCCATTAGGAAACTCAACCGATGGTGTTGTATAATCAATTGTGTCTGGTGAAACCCCATTTTGGGTTCCATTTTCATAACCTAAAGAAAATATCGGTTCTAGTTTAGATGTATCGTTAGGGAAATAAACAGCAAATGTACTTGATGGTACTGTTTCTTCTGGTGCTGTAGCTGTTTGTGTTTCAATTACCAATGATTCTTGAATACTACTTTTTTCACTTACGGTTAATTTATTACTAAATTCAGTACTTGGGTCTATACAACCAGCAAAAAATGAAGCTACATAGTTATCATCTGGTCCATTAGGGTTTCTAAATGAATTTATATAACTAGGATGGTCAACAACAATACTAAAAGATAAATTACCGCTTCTTTCAGTGTTATTATAAGTATAAATTGACTCACCTCTCCCAATAAAATTATTTGTTTCCCAATTTACACTACTTGTTTCATTAAATTGAATATTATACGGTGGAAACCACATTAGTCTACCCTTCTTACCTGTTAATAAATCACCCATACCAACTTCAACAGATGGTAAGTCTGGTATATTATCTGACCACGCTAAGTTTTCAAGTGAAAACATATAATGTTTTGGGTCTGCAACAACACCATTTGATGAATCGGTATTTTTATCAGTACGATATGGTACTATCTTAGGAAAACCATATCTTTCAAGTGTTGAATTCTCTGTTTGAAATCTGTATGGTAATAATTTTGATGTCTCAGTCATACCAGAATTTCTAATTAAATTAGCTACACTGTCATATCTATTTAAAGTTGTCCAACTTCTACAATACGTATTATCCGCTTCTTCACTTTGTCCGTCAAAAACTCCATTTATAAATCTACTACCACTTATAACCGCACTACCTTTTGAAATACCATTACCATTAGCTGTTACAATTTGGCTAGAATGAGTTGTGTTTTTCATATCACCTTTTTTAGTTACGATATTCAACATACCTTTACTATTGAAAAGTTTTTGTGTTTTAGCTAATAAAGATTTTTTATCAGTTTGCGGTAATTCATTTGGATTATCAATACTATTAACTAAACCACCTGTTGATGTATTCCAAGAGAAGCCTATATCACTTATTTTTCTATTATCATAACCACTATTACCACCAAGTGTTGTAAATGTATCTTCTGGGCTTAAAAACCCATATTCTTTAACCATTGCACTACGATTGTAACTAATGGTTGGTATTAGTTCAGTTGAACCACTGGCATGTATTAATAAGTTTAAAATAGTACCTTTGGTAGCATCATCGTAAAAAGCATATAATGTAGGGTTTACTTGTAATTCACCTTTAGAGTTGGTATATCCTGGGACGTAACCACTTCTAAACGCTGAACTATTAGGATTATCATATTGTCCAGTTCCATTAACATTTGAAAATACGTTTGATATCAAAGATTTTAATTGACCTCTACCTGTATTAACTAACATCGCATTAGCTCTTTGAATATTTCCATCTTGATTTTCAGATGAAAATATAGAACCAGAATCACCTAAAAAACTTCTTGGAATAGTAAACCCTAATATTCTCTCTGTATAATCAGCTATCTTACCTAACACAGTTGATGGGACGGTGATTTTATAATCAGGTCTTAATCCTGGCAAAGGTCCACCTTTAACTAAAGATAATATATTATCAGCAGCATTTAATTTACCTAATATGATTTGCTCAGCATTGAAGGCTGCATTGTTGGCTAAAGCTAATGCTAGTTGTTGTCCACCAATCATACCTAATTTACTGTCTTTAATCGCACCTGTGGCACCCAATACTCTACCAGCTAGTGAACTCCTTATATCGAAGTTTGTAACAACACCACCCTTAGCTAAACCTAGTCCTTGTCCATTTAAAACACTACCAATAACATTTAATGCTTGAATACCATTACTACCACCTAAATTAAGACTTCCGTATTCATCTAAATAACCACCTACTTGCTGTGTAAAACCAGCTGGTTGAAGTGTAATCCAATCAGCAACATCAATTTGTTTAGTTGAGTCTAGATATAAATTATAAAGTGTTGCTTTTTTCCTGAAATTAGCGTAATCTGTTTTACCTAATAAACCATAATCAGATATTTCATCTGTTGCTGATGTAGGATATGTATCAATTCCTTGAGGGAAGTTTTTATCACCAAAAATACCTTGAGTTGTAGTGACATCTTCTATGTTGGTTAAACTTGGTGCTAATGCTGTTTTAAATCTATTGTTTATTACAGCTATTTCATATCTGAAAAGACCTTCAGTTTCTAAAGGTAAACCAAAAGGTATTCTATTAGAATTTCCATTGATACTAGTATCTAATACAGGTTCTCCAATATGTGGGCTACCATTAATTGTAGTTGATATACTTGGATATATCGGTAATAAATTCTTGTTTAGTAAAAAATCTCGAATACCATAATTTGTAGTAATACTATTGATAGTATTTTTAGTACTAGGAGTTGGTGAAGAAGTATTATAAAATAAAGGCATAGTATTTAGTTTTTATATAAATACTATTGTAATTGAATTTTTAAGAAAATAAATGATTAAGATTAAATAGATATTAATAAGTGATATATTAATATTTAACTATTTATTATTTTATACTATAATTACTTTGTAATACAAATCTACGGTTTTTTTTCCACATTGTCAAGTCTATGGTAAATAATACCTTTAATAAAAAGCCATCTCAATGATAATCAATTAGATTTGTTATGCTTTTTGTATTTGATTTCTTTGTCTTTGCATCTCAATGTTAATCATTGAAGTAATACTTCTAATAAATTCTGGACTCTTAAGCAAATCAACACTAATATTAGTATTTCCTGGACTTGTTAATA